CCGTATCGCCCAGCGTCTCACCTTGAAGGGCATCATGTAGCTTTTCCACCGTGTCGAGCATTTGCAGGGCCATGTCGCGCACCTTTTCAGGGGCGTGATTGTGCGTTTCGCCAGCCGGCGGAAAGGCCACGCGTAGGGTGATGTCGGCCATCACCAATTGCGTATTCACTTCCACGGCGAGGTCACGGCAATTCGTGTAGTCGATACTCAGCAGACAGCAAGGCCATTCCACGGGCGGGCGTTCGCTGGATGCGCTCAGCTGCCCGCGGTCGAAGTCTATAAAACGAATCTCGGGCACACACTGCCCGATTCGGTCGCATAAAGCGATAAACAGTTCCTTATTCATTGCCTCTATTCTATTTGATTACAGTATGCCATCGATGGCCTCATCGAGACGCTTTTTGATGCGGTCGGCCATGTCTCGAGAATAGCCCATGAATTGCCGCTTGGGGATATTCATGTGACGCGTGTGCGCCTTTACCGTGCCCGGGGCGTCGCCGGCATCCGCCTTTTTCTTATTCGCTTTGCCCTTCGTGCTGCGCACGTAGGACTGTATAGCCACATCCCCCTCGAACCCCTCATTGTGCACTTGTGCGTAGGGCACTTGGGCATTACCGGCTGAGATGACGACCTTATCCGGCCCCACGTAGGCGGGACGGATACTATTCATCAGATTGCCGCTTTGCACCAATAGGGAGCCGCTCTTTTTCGGTCTGCCTGGTATCCACGGAGATCCATCGAACCCTTTCACCGCAAAGCGCTCTTTGTAATACTCTACCGCTGTCTCTGACACAATGGCAGGCGCAGTGCTCAATATCTTTTCCGGTAAAGCCTTCAAATAATCCTTGAACTCATCTATATCCATATTCTGTTCCCTGTTTAGTTGTATTTTTGCGCTGAAGTCTGCAATCACGGTTAAGCAATATCGTCAACACCTCGGGGATGATGGGGGGGAGAAGCGTCTGTAACAGCTACAGCGTGGATTGCTGATTAATCCCCATACAATAAGCCGGATCGCTCCGGCTTATTTTGTTTTGAGGCACTTTTTGATCAGCAGCCCACGGCGCACATTCTTATCCCTTAGTACATACCACGATTTTAGCATCAGCTTCGCTCGTTCAACTTTTCCAATCACGGCGATCGCCTCATCTTTGTAGTATTTGATCATTATGTAATTGTTGACTGCCCTCACATGGGTGTTCCTATCTTTTCGATCTCGACCAAGCCACACTTCATCAGGCGCATCAGCTACTTCCCGGATGGCATTCAAAAACTCAGTGCGGAAAGCCCGTTTCTTTACTATATCTGTAGAGTGTGCAGTAAACGCCTTCTTTGTCATCTGCCACACACGGCCGACATAGTCTTTCACCTTCAATAGTTCCATGCCAGCCTCAATGACTTTATTCGCATCAAACCATTCTTCCGGTGATTCCTTGTATTTGGGTACCTCTTTTTCTGCTTCCTCTTTCAGCGCATCGATCGATCCCTCTACGCCCCATTCTTCCGGGGTGATCTGTTCGATCGTTTTTCCGGGCATATCCGTAAAGTTGCGGATATACATCTGATTCTCCGTGAACACCGCGGCCTCATTAGCCCGATTGATGCCGAATCCCTGTGTCTCGCACCGTTTCCATTCGGGCGATTCAAGGTATTCGTCGCACTGCGCGCGCATGGCTTCCATATCCAAATCAGCCCCTTCATGCCTCATTCTGGGGGTGATATAGCAGCGACAGTTCCATCCGTTTGGCGGCATAATCTTTTGCCAGCGCGGGTCTTCTATTGGTAGAATCAGCCCCTCCAAAGCTTGGTGCTCCTGTCGGACACGATCGTCACCCACGGTGCGGTACTCCCAAAACGGGAATACGTTCGTTTGTGCCATAAGGCGCCGATAAGTGCTTACCGATTCTCCCACAGATACAGCCGTATTGTACTCCGTGCGCAGCCATTGCTCATTGTAGACCTTCAGCAGTGCTCTGGCCTTCTTTCTGAAATCGCTGTAGCCCTTGCTCTCGCGGAACAGACGGTTCAACTCACTTACCTCAGCCAGTGTTTTGGCGGCTGAGAAATGAAACAGGTTTTGCTCCAAGGCGGTGATGTAAGCATCATCGTTGGCATTGTAGACAAAGCCAACGTCAGCCAGCCGGACGTCCGCGCGGCGATAGCCCTTTCGCAGTCCGCGGATGAGCTCCGTGTGGGTGTAGGCAAACAGGTCGGCGCTGAAATAAGCGCGGCCCTTTGTCTCAATCGTCTGTCGGATCAGGGCATCCGCAAGCGTGGCTTCCGAGAGTGTGAGGATGTCGGATGTCGCCCGGCTGTATGACCGGGCGGGGACGAAAAAATCGAACAACCGGGTAAAGAAGTTGCCGCGGTCGCGATCCGCATGTTTCACTTTGCGACTTGTCGGCGCATCTTCCTCCGCGGCCTTTTTGTCAGGCTCTGGCGTGTTCGCCTTGCTTTCGTTGAGGCCGGCTTCCTCATCCGTTTCTTCTTCCTCACTGTCCTCCTCAGGCACGCTAAAGAGTGGCTGCGCCTGTCGGCGGGCGATAGGTTCGCCGGGCTCGGGTAGAGGGATGTTGTACTTTTCATGCAGGTAGCTCTGCGGGATGGGTAGGATGTCCGAGAGTTGGATGATCTCGGGCACCTCGAGCTCGCGTTTGGCATCCATGTAGCGGAACTTTCCGCCGGTGATCGGATAGCCGCGGCGGATGAGCATGGGCACGAAATAGCGATTGAGCATGCGCTCCACGAACCGCCTATCGGCACGGTGCTTCTTTTCTTGAACAGCCATGTGCACCTGTCCCTGCGCCAGCGAACTGCCGTCTACGGTGGTCATCGTCTGCCCCAAAATGGTGATCAGGATTTCCTCCGTGCAAGCCTGCCGGAACTCTTTATATAGAAGCCCGTTGCCAGACGCAGCATTGGCTTCCTGCGTGGCCTCCGTCTCTTTGGGGATAACGAGATAAGGCGCCGATCCGGCCGTCTCAAAAGCACGGATCAATTCGCGGCGGCTGGCTTCATCCATCGCACTGTATTTGCCGATGCGAAGGGGCATGCCGAACAGCTCGACAAACTGCGCCCAGTCGCCAAATCCGCCGCGTTTGTAGATGACCAATGGTGAGACCTTCAGCAGTAGCCCGAGATCGTCGTCTTTGCCCCACTGAATGACCCGATCATCACCGGCGTAGGAGATGCCGCGATCATCCGTCTGCTGCCTTACGATCTCTTTCAATTTCGGGCGGATGTGCTTCCGATTGATAGACGTAAAGCGAAAGGTTCGATCCTCATCAAAATCGAACTCATCGACGGAGATACCCCAGAATTTAGCCATCATAATCTCGCCGATTAGTTCCTCGAACTCGACCGTATCCATCAGATCATACATCACATCCACGTCTTTGTTGTCGATCGTGAACGACAGATCGGCGTCTTTGACGGCGTCGATACGTTTATCGATGGCGTCGGCAAGCACGCCATCCAGCAGGATGTCGCTATACAGGTCGTAGAGCTTTGTACGGTTACCGTTGTCAGCCATACGCAGTGCGGAACGCCACGCGGCCACATCGTGAACGGTGCGCACCACGGGCTGCACGATGATCTGCGTAGAGATGGGGCCAGCGGCGGCCTGTTTATGCTTCGTTTTATTGCTCATTAAATGGCGTTTAATCGATGTTTAATCAGTGCTTAATAATGCTGGCCGCGTTTGGGGTTGCTGCCAAAGTGGATCTTTCCGATCGGCGACTCATTGCCGGGCTCAGCAGTGCGCGGGGGTAGGTCTGGCGAGAGATCGCCCTTTTGCACAAGCCGTAGCCACGCGATGGCGCTGTCGTAGCGCTTTTCGCGCAGTTCCATATCGATACAGGCATTTCCGAGGTTCACAAAGTGCCACACGGCAATGTCTTTGACAAATAGCAGCAGCAAGGCATTGCGCGCCTCACCTTCGGCTGAGAAAATGGCAGCCGTATCGAAGTCATGCAAGTAGCTTTTGGCCTCGGCAATGGCAGCATCGATAGCGGCCACGGGTATAGCTTCCGTGTCGCGGCTAATGACGGCCACCGTCTCGTCATGCAGGTGGGTATAAAGTTCGTCGACGGTCAGAAACATGGGGAAAGAAGTGAAAACGAAAAGTGAAAAACTAAGCCTGCCCGGCGCTCAGCTGGGCGATGATTTCGCGCTCTCGGTCGGAGATCGCCCACGTCACGCTGGCTTCCTTTTCAGCTTTAAGACGGTCGGCCTCGAGGAGAGCGGCTTCCATGCGGGCGGCCTGCCTATCAGACAGCAAAAAGCCACCGCCGTAGATGCCTCTTTTCGATGCTTGCTGGCTGTCCAAACGGCGGACAAACGTGGCCTCATTGCGAGGGATTGAGAGCGCTACGCCGTGGCTGGCGCAGCGGGCCAGATCGGAGAATGTCAGCAAATGCGAGGGGTAGCTATAACGCGGCAAAGGATCTTTGCTACGCGCAGCAGCGGTGAGACGTTCGTAAAGATCGGGCACGGACATAGCCAGCACGTCGCCGAATAGGTTGCTGGCAAAAGAGGTGCGCACCGCGGCGCCGTTCTCATAAATCACATCCGCGCCGCAAACGAGGCGCGTGTAGGGCGCATCGAGACCCAAAATCGTCTTATGCTGAGCGAACAGGAAGAAGCGTACGCCGCGCTCTAAGTACCACCGTACGATCTCGGCGAAAATCGAAAACGGCGGATTGTCCACCACGACGCACCCGTCGGGATATTCCACTTCGCGGTAATCCGTATCCGGCCAAAAGGGGCGTACGATCTGGGCGCCGGCGAGGTCGACCTGTTCGCCGAGCCAGCCGCGCACGATGTCGTACACCTCGGGGGGCGTGTAGCAATCGTCGGAGGTGCGTTTGCGCTCAAATTTGGCCAGAAAGGCCTCATAATCGTCTTGCCTCTTTTTCATGTTCGCCCCCTCTCACACGATGGCCGTGATCTTGTCCAGATTCACCCAGTAGGGGGCGTCTTTCTCGTTGTAAAACTTCACTTGTCGGAGCTCGAAGTCGACGGCCGTCACGTAGACAGCACGCCCGTCCATCAGTCGCGCCCTGCTCTTTCGCGTGAAAGCGAGAGCGTCGAAGGCTTCGGGGGTGATCGGCGTGGGGCCTTGCACCAACGTAGGCTGAGGCGGCACGGTCGGGGCCGCGGGATCCAGTGGGCGGATAGGTGGTACCACCGGCGGCTCTACGGGTGTAGGGATCTGCGGTGGAACGGGCACGGCTTTGCGCTCGAAGTCGGGCGTGTAGGTCACGTTTGGATCGCCGCCGGCCATGTAAAGGGCTACCTGCCGGCCAATAGCGGTCATCTTTTCGCAGTAATACTTCTTGCGGGCGCTCTGGATGTCTGTGATCCCGAGGGCGCGGTAACGCTTCACGATGGCCTTCTCGTAGTCGAACTTCAAATCATCGATGCCTTCGCCCCTTTCAAGTGCACGCTGCGCGGCGGGGCTGAAAAGGGTGCCCCAAACAATGGGCGTGCCTTCGATTTTGTCGATCACCTCCGAGGGGGTGTCCGTCTTGAGGTTCACGCCCCAACGGGGGTGCTGAATGAGCTGCAATTTGGCCCGGGCAAAGTCTACGTGGTTGGCGTAGTTGGCATACGGGTCGAGGCTGCCCTCTACATCGTCTTTTCCAAAGCGGCCGCTTTGCCCGCGGCGTGCTTTGATGTTGCAGTAATTGAAGTCGCCTACGGGTCTCATGCCTGCGCCGGTATCCAGCACGTCCATCGCAATCAACAGCTGGCGCATGGCGTCGCTGAGCGTGTTGTCGGCCTCGAAATAGGCGCGGTCGCTGGCCTTGACAAAGGCCGGCCGGGTATTGGCCCCAAAGGCGCCCTTGACGGGTTGTCCCTTATAGCTGTAGGGGACATAAGCCGGGGCAAACTCCGGCGGTATGGTGGTTTTGGTTGGGGTGTTCAT